GTGCCAGAGGTATGTTAAGTAAGGCAAGAAGATTAGCAACAGATTCAGATGGATCTTGCCTTAAGTATTTGGATATAGGAGATCCAAAGTCAGATAAGAAAGGATTTTACGGTGCAGATGACATAGCAGATTGGTTTAAAAATGATCGTTCAGATGATTGGAGACAAAGAGATTAATGAAATTTTTATTGACACTTTTGGCAACATTATTCCTTGCTTTGCCAGCTTGGGCAGTTGATGTTCAAATGGGTTACGATGGTAATCTTGTATTTGAACCTAATGAAATTACTATTAATGCGGGTGATTCAGTTCACTTTGTTAATAATATGCTTCCACCCCACAACGTTGTCGTTGAAGACCACGATGAATTATCACACGAGGCACTTGCTATGATGCCAGGTGAAGAGTTTGATATCACATTCAGTGAAGTTGGGGATTATACTTTTTGGTGTGGCCCTCATAAGGGTGCAGGTATGATCGGAACTATACACGTAAACTAATGAAACAATTCAACACATGGGTATTAGATACCACAATTTACATCCTTGACTTCCTTTACAGGGGTAGGGATTTTCAAAGATTCTGGGTATTAGAAGTTATTGCTAGAGCACCTTACTTTTCATTTATCAGTGTGTTACATTTTCGTGAATCCCTCGGACTTCGAGGAGAGGATCATATATACTTGATGAAAGAACACTTCTATCAAGCATTAAATGAAACGGAACATCTGGAAGAGATGGAAAGAAGAGGAGGGGACACTCATTGGATCGATAGGTTCTTTGCCAAGCATCTTGTTCTATTTTATTTTTGGGTCATGGTTGGCTACTATCTTGTTGATCCTATTAACGCTTATGATATCAACATGAAAATAGAAAAGCATGCATATGAAACTTATGTTAAGTATGGTGCTTACCATCCAGAAGATACAAAGATACAAGAAATCGCAAATGATGAGTTAGAACACGCAAGAGAATTACAAAAAGCAATGTTAATGATCGCATGAAAATCGAATTTGAAAAACAATTTGGCAAGGGTGTAGACCCTTGGTATGCAAAGGCAGAGAGATGGGCGAAGAAGCAACGCTTCCCTATCTCTTTTCTTGCTTTAGGTATTATTGAGTGGTTAAAACAGAAATGGATTGATGTTAAAATTGCAAATACAATGAGAGAGATTGATAGACAATCAGAAGAGATCAAAAAGATATGGGAAGAAAAAGATAAACCTAAAACAATAATAACTACAACACCATCTGAAGTAAAAGGATTAGATGATATGGAGATAAAATATGACGGTGGTTCATAGTGTCAATGTTATGATATTACTACTCTTGATTTCTGTTTCATTTGTGATATACTACATAATGACATACGACAAAAACTTTCCAAATGATTAGTTTTCTACTTTTCAGTTCAAGTTTATTGAATTTTGCTTTTTACATTTATGCAATCGGTTTTGTGATTGCATTGGGCCTTGAACAGGTAGTAAGAAGATCTGACAACGAAAGAAACATTTACATAGTTGAAACAAATCGAAAGTATTTGTGGAGACAAACTTGGGTAATTAATATTAATTGGTTCTTATGCAACATTGGATTGTATATACTATCAAGAAATATGCAACCTATAGGTGATCCTTTTTGGGATGGTGGACTATGAAGAAGAAAGAAGAACGAAAGTATGCAGAAAGCAGAGAAGAATTATTCCGTGAGTTTCATAGAGTAATTGCACCAGTAGTTGTAATGAAGGTGGAGGGTAAAGATGAATAAATTAGCAATCATTCCGATATTCTTTCTAACAATGTGTGGC